TGGCAACCGGGACCGGGCCTGCCTTAATCCTGAATGGATGGCGGCAAACCGGGCAGACCGTCTGTGCCATCTTCCCGGCAGTGCTGACGCGGCGAACAATCTCAACGTGGTGACCTTTCGGGCATTTGACCGCATCACGGTAAACCTTCGGCGCCTTCATTTCGCACGTCCTCCCACGCTCCGTTCTTCCGCCTGCTCGGTAGCGCGCGGCTGGCTGACTGCGGGCGATGCGAGGGCGGCGCGGAGTTCGGTCAAACCGTCGGCATAGTGCTTCATGATGTTGGAATGACCGAATTGCTCCGCCCACACGGTGTCGGTGCGGGTACGTAACCAGTTCGCGCAGCTTTCCAGCAGGTTCAGCGCACGCACATCCCCTGCCGCAACGCTCGGCTCTGCGCGGCGGGCGAGATCGATAAGCTGGAGGGCGCCGCTTGCGAGTTGTCCAACCATTCGCAAGTCGTTTGGGTGCAGTGCGCGGAGGTTCCGTAAGTCGTGCGCCAGCGCTTCCAGCTTGTCCAGGTCGACTCCTGCGGTGTTGGTCTTGTCGGTCATGGTCATCCTCATTGATCAGGCCAATTGCTATTGATGCGTGCCATCGCCTCGCGGCCGGGTTGACGCTGCGTATGGCCGTGGCCCGGCATGCTCTGCTCCAGTTCCAGCGAAGCGCGGTAATCGCAGGCGCGGGAGCACACCCAGCCGCCGTAGTAGTTCGCTCTCGCGGCGTGACGGTAGCTGCCCTTGTCGTTCATCACGAAAGCTTTGCCGCCCTTCCAGTACGGGCTTCCGCCCAAGTGCTTGCCGCAACCACGGCAAACCGCTTGCGTGTCGGTGCAGCTATGCATGATCGCCGCTCCTCTCTGCGCTGGCATCCCCTTCCAGGGTGTTAGCTGATCCAGTCTGGAGAGCGCGGATCGATTGTTCGATGAGCTCAATCACGCCTTCGGCCACTTCGATGACAATCGGGTCACGGGTGCGCGTTCCCTCATCGAGACGGTATTGCACGTAACCACGGCAGGCAGAAAGCGTGTCAGCCGCCTGATTGCGGATTGCCTCGGCGTTCTGTGCGCCGGCCGCCAGCGCTTGATTTACAAGTCGGACGAGCGTTGCACGTTCTTCGTCGTCGCTGTGAAATGCGTCCTCTTCCGGATCGCCGGTAGGGCCAGCCTTCCAATCCATCACGCAGTTGCCAATCAAGTGCAGGATCACGTTGGCGGTCTGCTTGGCGGTCGCGTTCTGTGCGCCGGCAGGAGCTACCGATTTGATGATGTCGGACAGGTTCAGGTCGCCCATCTTCTCGCTCCAATCAGCCGCTAAATCGTCAGGGCTGTAGCATTCGACGCACGCACGGCGCACAGCCTGAGCGATCGCCATTTCTCGCGCGGATGGCGGCTCGGCCTGCGCCTGTCTTGCCAGGTGGGCGGCGCGATTTGCGACCAATGCGAGTTCGGTCAGGTTGAACTCCATGCCGTCGCCGTTCAAGAGAGTGCGTGCGCCGCTGTCGGTGATGATCTCGTACTTCAACATGTCGAGCACTTCCTCACGGGTGTAGATGCCCGGCGTTTCGGGGCCCTCGTCATCCTCGCCCCGATCAATGGCCGCGATCGCGTTTGCCAAGCGAGGGCCTTCGTTGTACTGCTCTGCTTTCGGTTGGCGTGCCAGATGCGTGGCAATCGCAGCGCGGGCGATGGCGCGGGCGAATTGGTAATGGTAGGGAGACAGCGACGGTACGGTGTAGAAGCCGTGCTCGTCCTCCTCGAAGCCTGTCCAGCTAAGAGTGCCCGACTTGACTGCTTCGTTGGCGACTTTCTTGATCTGCTCATCCGTCATATCGCCGGTCGTCTGCTCTGCGCCATCCTCGCCCATCATCTTGCCGGCCATCGACAGAATGCCTTTCAGCGTACCGGCGACAGCGTATTTCTGAGGCGACGTTCCCGGGATATCAGCAACAGCGGTGCTGACGAGGGGCTGATAGTCCAGCAGCTTCGCGCCTGCTTCTGCAAACGCGCTCGAAAGGGCGGTGCACGTGGTTTCGAATTCTTGGTTGCTCATGCTGTCTCTTTCGTGTTGGTTGCGTCATATGCTGGCTCGCTCCACTTCACATCGCGCGCGGCGCCGAATGCGTACAGGAACTCGATGAACGCCGCGGCTTCCTTCACATAGAAGTCGCGGGACTGGATGCCAAGTTGGACGATGCGGCGCCCGTCGAAGCTCGGGACCACGCGCCCGTCGTGATGCAGCGGCGTGCCGGCCAGTCGCATTTCGTCGGCGAACTCGTCGATCAGCAGGCGCTTCATATCGTCGGCGTCCCACTTGCGGCCGATGTGCTCGACCTGTCGCGCGATGTCGCCGATCATGGCGTGATACTTCTCTTCCTGAATGCGCTTCTTGACAGGCTCGGAGAACACAACCATCCAGCCGGCCGGCGCCTCCATGCAGAAGCGCGCGGCGTTGTTGCGGGCTTGGTCATGAACCAGAAAAAAGGGGCGCTTGGCGGTCATGCCATCACTTCCCGGCGCAGCGCGGCAAAGTCCATGCACACCAGGCGCTCGATAATCTCGACTGCTGTCAAATCGAACGCCTCGACCAGAGCATCGAGCATCTGGATATCGGTCGGGCCTTCGTCGAACAGGTCGGCCGCGTCGACCAGATGCGGATACTCGGTGGCGCCAGCGTTGTGCAGGAATTGGGCTACCAGTTCGTTAGCGTGTTCGAGGGTCATGCTGCCTCTCCCAGGCAGATTGACGCCTCTGCGCTGCGCAGGATTGCCACGTTGGATTGCACGAGCCGGTCGAACCACGCAAGGCGCTCGACCATGGCGTCGATGAAGGCGTCATCACGAAACACGCGCTTCACGTACAGGTCTTTGCCGACGGCGGCGAGGTCAGGTACGTACATGATGAAATCCGTCCACTTGCGGCCAGTGATCCACATGCCGCCATGAAGCTGATGGTCGTACTCGGACGTGTCTCCAGTTGCCCACATGGCCAGGATCTTCGTGCTATCGATCGGTGCCTTGATCTCAATGAGGCCGTCATCGTCACAGAGCCCGTCGGACGAGTAGCCGAAAATTCCATCGTCAGTCAGGCAGATGCCCGCCTCGGTCACGAAGGCGCCCGTACGGCCTTCGTAGATGCGGCGCGCAGCCGCCTCCATCTCGTGGCCGCGCTCCAGAACCCATGCCTTGGGCGGCTCGCCGTGTGGCTTACCGCTGATGCGCTCGATCGCGAGGTCTGCCGCGTAGCGTTCTGCTACCGCCGTCGGATCGCCGACATTGCGCGACCCAGACTTCTTCTGGCAGCGGCTGATGGCGTCCGCGAAACACGAGGCTGTGATTTTTCCGCAGCGGGCTGCATGCCAGGCCTCGGTGCCTTGGTTGCATTCGACGAAGTTCATGCTGCTTCTCCTGCGGTACGTTGGTAATCGATGTCTTCGGCGCTCGCGGCCGGTGCCTCGGTAGCCTGCACGTCGATCGTGTTCGCTTCCTCGGCGGCCTGGCGCAGCTTCAGTCGGTGCGCTGTGATCGCTTCCTTGAGCTTCTTGTGGTCGGCCGGCTGGTTCGCAAGTTGGCCGTTGTGGGCCTTCCAGTAGTTCAGCGCGTCGGCGTCAGTCTTCGTGCGCAGCGCTTCGGCAATCATCGGGGCGACGTCGATCCAGTCGTCAGGCCGGTCTTGCGCGAGGCCTTCTTCGTTCGTCTGGTTCAGGTGCGTCATCGCGTCGTCAAGACGCTCCGTTTTCGGCCACAGTTTGTAAGCACGCTTGATGACGGTCTTCTTGATCATTTCTCCTTCGTCCGTCAACCAAGGGCAGGTGCTTACCTTCTTCTGCAGGTAGGCTTTCCACGCTTCGGAGCGATCGCGGATGTTGTGCACGTCTTCGATCGACATTGCGGTTGTCAGGTAGTCGCCGCTGTGCGTCTTGACGACCACATAGGCGCCGACGATATCGCCGCGGTCCTTGCCGAATGGGTTGAACACGTGCGTCGGCGCCTTGTCGAAGCCGTTCAACGTGAAGCCATCATTCTCGCGAACGATCTCAGCCTGGCCCCACAATATCGACCCGGACGCTACTGCGAGGTCCAGCAGACCTATGTAGCTCAGGTCAAGGCAAATTTCCATCTGCCCGTTGACCTTGCGAGGGATCAGGTACGCTTGCTTGCGCGCCGGGTTCAGGCTGATGCCGATCGCGGCGATGTTCGTCACGGCATTGATCACCGACTGGCGATTCTGCATCGCCACCTTCAGCGTAAATTCGTTCTTCTGCAGTTGCTGGATCGCGAAGCCGGATTCGCGCTCAAAGCTGATACTGCGGTCGACCAGGACACGCGAGAAGTCGTCGCGCGCTTCCTGGATGGCGCCGGTGACGATGGCGAGAGCATTGCTCATTTGACCCTCCGATTAGTATGCAATCGATACTGCCGGAACCTTGCCGGACGCGATCAGGGTCACGGCGACCTTGGCCGATTCTTCCGTCATGCCGCCAGCGACCAGTGCATTCAAGGCAGCACGGTTGATTGCGGCCTTGTGCTTCTTGTCGCGCTCGCGGCGGGCCTGTTCGGCAGCTTCGGCGGCTTGCTGGGCTGCGACGCGTTCCTGCTCGCGGCGTACGGCTTCAGCGGCCTGGCGTTCAGCGGCGGCGGCAGCTTCCTTAGCCTGACGCTCGGCGCGCTCCTTGGCTTCTTGTTCCTGGCGCTGCGCACGAGCGGCGGCTTCGATCCGCTCCTGTTCTGCGCGCTGCTCGGCCTCGATACGGCGGCGCTCCGCCTGCTCAGCCTGCAGCTTCAGTTCCAGTTCACGGCGCGCGGCGGCTTCACGCTCGGCAGCGGCGCGGGCTTCGGCTTCCTGTGCGGCGCGCGCGGCTTCTGCGCGGGCGCGCTCCTCGGCGGCGCGTGCAATTGCGGCTTCACGCTCGACACGCTCACGTTCGGCGGCTTCGGCGCGCAGGCGGGCGAGTTCGGCCTCGCGGGCTTCGTGCTCGACACGCTCGACATGACGGCCGCGCAGGACACGCAGGGCGTTATCCTTTGCCTCCAGCGCTTGCGGCTTGTATTCCTGCCAGTCGTCACCGATCACGACCGGTTCTAGGCCGGCGATTGCTTCGGCCATCTCGGTTGCGGTGTGGGCTGCGGCGCCGGTATTCGCCAACTCGTGCAAGCGGGTTGCCAGCGCGGCCACACGGTCCTTCTCGCGCTGCTCAATGGCGTCGATTGCCGTCTGGTGCACGGTGATCATCGCTTCGATGCGGGCGTTGATTTCCTTCGCCTCGGCATCGATGGCACGGCCGATGCGCAGCGATTCTTCCTTCGCGGCCTTGCGGGTGCGCTCCAGTGCCCCCTTGGTCAGTCGCAGGCTATTGACGTGACTGCGAGCTTCCTTGTTTCCCTTCGGGGATTCGTAGTCGAACACCAGCGTGGCGTTCTTCTGCTCCAGTTCGACCAGCTGCGCGTAGAACGGGCGATATTCGGCGACGGCGCTTTCTTCTTTGTTAATGACTTCCATTATTGTGGGCTCCAAATAAGCACTTCATTCATCTCATCCAACTGCTGCAAAATCGCCACCGATGAGAAGAAGACGGTGAAGAACAGCAGCGCGTATGCCGCATAGCGAATCATGGCAATTGCTCGAGAACGGACGACAGCACAATCGTCATCACCAAGCCCGCAAAGCAGATCAGCGGGTTCGCCTCAAAAAAGTCCCACTTCCAGAACAGCAGCGATCCGATGACGTCGCGGCGAGGTGCTGGCTCGGACTGCTCCTGGCGGCGTGCGATGCGGGCGGCGGTCATTGGGCGCGCTCCACGTCCACGCTCCAGCGGCGGTTGTGGAAGACGATAGAGCCCTGTTTGCGAAGCGCTTGCAGACGACGATCGATGATGCGAAACACCGGAGTCAGATTCCCCCAAGGGTCAGGTCTGCAATGGGGCTTGGCTAGTGCTACCAGCTTCTTGTTGCTGTCCAAGGCGCTCATGGTGTCGGCGCCGTTCTGGATCGCGCTCATAAGCGCCGCGTCAAACTCGTCGTACTTGCTCATCTGCTGCTCCTATCTGGCCGGCGCCGCCGGCGGTTGTTGTTCGGTGCCGGTTACTCTCGTCCGGCGACGCCGCCCTGTGTGCGTCAGGTGTCCTGCTCAATCGCCCCGGCCTTTAGCAGGCGTCCAACCGGGGCCGCTGCACGCATCTCCTAGGGACCTCTGCGCCTTTGGAGTGCTGCACGCGCAGCGCGTGGGTTCAGGTGCGGCAGTCGGGCTACTTTCACTTCTCCCGATCCTTGGCACACTCGTGCCGGGCATATCGGGGCATGGGTACTAGCCATGCGGCTACGGTCATGCGACTGCCACACGAAAGGCGTACAGGATTCGAACCTGTGTTTCGCGTCACCCGGCGCCGGGAATACGTGACCTAGACCGCTAGTCCAACGCCTTTCGTGTGGCGGCTCCTTACGAGAGCCATGCGGAACCTGACGCAGTTCGAGCGCTCCTGTGCCCGGAGTAGGCGCCCGGTTTCTGACCTGGGCTTGGCAAGCCGCGCGTTATACGGTGCGCGGCGATCCGTCCAGCTAGATCAGATACCCAATCTCACGATTCCAAGCCATGCGCTCGATACGTGCCCACTGCGCCTGTTCTTCGCGGTCCTTTTCGATCTTCTCGACCTGCTCGATCGCGGCAACTTCAGCATCGGCTTCGATCACCTTGTCGCGTACCTGCTCGAAAGTCAGTGCGCCGGTCACAAGCTTGTTCAGATCGTCTTGAGCAAACGCGAGGTAGTCGCCGACGTCATTGCCGACGTCGTGGATCGTCTTCGGGTCGCCTTTCGCGATCAGCGCTTTCGTGTAGGCGGCGTTCTTTTCCTTCAACTCGCCGATCTTTGCTTCGCGCCATTCCTCTTCGGACATGCGGGCGTTCATGCAGCACCTCGTACAGCGAGCATTGCGTCGGCGATCTCGTAAGCCGCGCTGGCGATCTTGGCGTTCGTGCCGATCCCCCAGGTATCGGGATGGGCGCAAATGCCCTGCAGCACCTTCGCCGCGAAGTAGTCACGTACAGTGAGCCCACCCTCGCTAACAGCCGAATACCTTGACATCGATTCCTTGTACAGCGCCTTCAATTCAGGGAAGGCGGCGCCGCCTGTCTGCTTCATGGCGTTCATGCGGCCTCCGCTGCGGCAAGGGCGGTGCGGGCACGCTCTGCATCGGCCGCAAGTTGAGTAAGTGCGGTGCCGAAGTTCTCCGGGCGCTGATCAAAGCAGTACTGCAAGCTGTTCGCGGAGACTTCCAGATTGTGCAGTGCCTCCATCAGCTGCTTGCGCAGTACTTCCGCCTCGCGCACAGCCTCGGTAGCCTGCTCCCAGCCGGTGCGGGCGTCGGACAGGTCTTGGTGAAGATTGGCGTTATCGGCTACCAGTTGGTCATATGAATTCACAGCGCAGATAACGTCCGCCAGTGGCGGAACATCCTGCCACCCGGCTACCGTCAAATCGCTATAGTTGCTGCCATCGCTGTACCAGTGGCAGTTTTCCGAAACATCACCCTCTGTGACTAATGGTTGGTCCACGCGCATGCCAATGCGAACTTCGGTGCGCGGCTCTGTGCCAAATTCGGGATTCATAGGAACCCAGCGGCGCAGCACCCACACTTGTTTGCCAGGATCGGGGAGGCGGTCGGTCAGCTTGATCCAGTTATCCATCTCATCTCCATCTGCCCTACCGGGCTCGGTATCAGTTGCGCGGCTCGGATGTAATCGCCGCGTCCTCGTGCGTCGTCGTGCGTTTGGCTGTCACATTGGTGATCCCCTATTTCCACAAGCGGCCCAGCGCTACGTTCCGCGCATGCCCTGGGCTCTTTAACCCGAACCGCTTTGCCAGCTCTCGGTAACTGCACTTGTTCATCTCGTAAAACGACCGGATCTCCAGAGCTTTGTGGCGGCTCAGTTTCGCGTTTGCGTTTTGCTCACCAGTCTGATTAATACCTTTTTTAAACACGCTGCTGCCGCCTCGACCCTTTGCCACCATGTCGTCGAAGTTCTCCTTCGGGGTGCCAGCGAACAGGTGTGCAGGATTCACACAAATTCCGTTGTCGCATCGATGGCAGACAAGCTCACCCGGCCTCAGCACGCCGTTGAACATCTGATAGGCCATGCGGTGCGCGGCTATGAAACCTCGAAACCCTGGCTTCCCAGTTACGTATCCGTATCTTCCGTTCGCGCACGTACCGGCGGTCCACTCCCAGCAACCGGACTCCCTGAATGCAACGTGTTTAAAAAAGTCTTCCATTGCCACTCCAAAAAACGCTCGTCTAGTTCCGAGCCGCCATCCATGCCGCGCGTCCCAAAAACCTCGTGGAGAATCGAGGGGAACAGGACTTCCCATACGCACATGCCTGCTGGCGTTATGTCCCGACGTCCAGCTGCGGTCTGCTGAAGACTTAGTGCG